CTTGTTGATCTTACGCTAGGGACTGCAACAAAGCAGCCGAAGGAAACAGATCACAAGTTGACTGTCGAGCAATCAATGCTCATTGACATGGTTGAGAGATATCCGGGAGAGGTATTCGAACGCCGGGGTATCCCACCCCCCTCCTATTCAGACATGTTACGCCACTCTGTCGATCATGTACGCGAGAGGAACGGAGTTCTCCGCGCTGATGTGGCGACATGTCTGGAACCACTTAAATGTCGAATCATTACCAAGGGAGAAGGTCTGCCTTACTGGGTGGCCCAGACATTTCAGAAGATTGCTTGGAAAAGACTCCAAGACTACGACTGCTTTGCCTTAACAGGTCAACCAGTTGATGCCTCCCACCTATATGGTCTTGAACTTAAGACGAAGAAGCTCGGTCTGGGATTCGACAAGTGGGTAAGCGGCGACTATAGTGCTGCGACAGATGGGTTATCGAGGGAAGTGAATCTTTTGTGTCTTCACGAGTTCTGTAAGGCTAATTGTCTCTCCAAAGATGAAGAGGAATTGGTCAATGCGGTGCTTGGGCCTCACGAGATTTCATATCCCAAAGGAGTGGTAGCAAAGAATCCTGGGTTGGAGTCCTTCACAATGAAGAACGGTCAACTCATGGGAAGCTTGCTCTCCTTTCCCGTCTTGTGCGCAATCAATGCCGTCGCTTATCGGAGCGCTCTGGAAGAGTACACTGGAAAGAGGATCGAATTCAAGGACTTACCTTGCTTGATTAATGGAGACGATATCCTCTTCAAGTCGAACGATGAGTTCTACGAGGTTTGGCAGAAATGGATTTCCCGTGTGGGATTCACTCTGTCAGTAGGTAAGAACTACATCAGTCCGCACTTCATAACCGTAAACTCTGAGTCCTGGCTTCATAGAGGGGGTAGTCACTTTGACAAAATCCCTTTTCTGAATACAGGACTTCTCCTCCAAGAAGCTGTTGGTCCTGCTCAAGTTCCACTGAGGGCGGAGACTGCTGAAAAGCCGTTTCTACCCAAGGCACAGTGGATCCTTGACAATTGTCACGACCCCGTTTGGGCCTGGGACAGGATCAAGCACTTCTGGAAGAGATCAATACGGATATGGACAGAAGATGGCAAGTGGAACTTGGCCATCCCTGTGGAATACGGTGGTCTCGGCCTCAAGCTGCGAGGCGGACGCACCGAGTGTACTCAATTTCAAAGACTTTGGGCAGGTTTTCTGGAGAAACGTCTCAAGGATCAAGAAGGGAAAGCTATGAAGCCTTCTCAACTTGATACTTCTGGTCGTATCATCAGCATTGCTGAAAATCCAGATAGAGAACGCACAGTGAAGACCGAGCAAACCTGTTTTATGAGTCTAAGAAACCCTACTGCGGTACCCGGGGAGAATGACAGAAGGAAGAAAGAGACAGTGATCGCTGAAGTAAGGAGTCTACCAAACTATACGAACAACTATGCTCCTGATCAACCTGTCTTTGCCATTCAACCTATTCCTCAGCGGTTGTGGAGGGAATTTCGATCTCACACAACTGAGGTATCCTGGCCATGGCGTTGCCATGCTCAGCCCTGGTGGTCAAAGGAAGATATGAGGGGCCAACTGATGACGCCTCCCTCGCCCACAAGGCAAAATATGGCAGAAATGACTACGGAAATAGACATTCCACCTGGTCTTGAGCATTACAACTTGAGTAAGATCGCAACAAAGGTGATGATCGCGAGAGGTGCAGTCAGGCAGAATAGCCTGGGACATATTGAGCCCAGGTGCCACATTGACAGCCTTGCCACCCCCGATACTCCTTTGAAACGATCTGACTCAGCCATGGTCCAAGGATATGAGCCTGAGGTCATCTTGGATGGTGAGGAACAACAACAACAGTCGATCACGAAGTACTGCAAAGGGTCAGATGCCTCAAGGGAGGCGACCCAGGCGTGCCACCAGAGGTGGTAACGCCATCGTTCGAGCAGCAAACGCAATCCCCAGGGGGTTGAGTCCATCCCATCACTTCAATGCCTTTGGAGACGCGTTCGGAAACAACGTCCCACAGGCTCTCGCCTTCTCGGTTGGACCAGCCACCCACATTGGGGGCCAAACAACACGGAAGATCGTCATCCCTGCTTTAGACACAGATACCAACGCCTCAGGGCAGGATCTTTGGGTCTTTCAGCCAGGGGGAGGCCGATTTCAGCTACGTGGTTATAGGAAGATAGTGGCTATTGGCGGATCAGTTTCTGTTACCGCACTACCACCATATGGAATCCAATCTGCCG